CGGCAAGCAAGGCTGATGTATCTGGTCTGTCTACTCACAATGCAGCCGATGTCTATACAGCCTTTGGTGATGGTAGCAACTTAACTACATGCGCTACAGCTACTAGCACTGTAGCATCGAATATGGTAAGTGAGCCACCAACAGCCAATACTATAGCTACAGCCGTTTGGGCATCAACTACAAGAACATTGAGTAGCTTTGGGACGTTAGTTGCAGATATAGTCACAGCAATAGCTGCTTATCTAACCGGCAGTGGCGCTAGAACTATCACTGTAACAGTGGATGATGGCAGTGCTGCTTTAGAATCCGCATCTGTTAGGTTCACGAAAGGCGCAGCATCTTATGTTTCCAGCACGAATGCCAGTGGAGGAGTGGTATTCAGCCTGGACGATGGTACTTGGGCTGTAGCTATTAGCTTGAGTGGCTATAGCTTCACTCCAACGTCTCTAGTAGTTTCTGACGATGCTAGTCAAACATATTCTATGACAGGAGATTCTATAGCCGTTAGTAACCCAGGCTTTGTCACTGGATTCCTGTACTGCTACAGTAGTGCTGGGGTAGTTGAAGAAGATGCTGTTGTTCAGCTACAGTTTGCTTCTATCTCTGGTACAGGAGTCTGTCCTGACACAGCTATAAGGTCAGCTACAAGCTCTGCTTCTGGACTAGTTCAATTTACTAACATGTTTGTAGGAGCCACTTATAAGATCAGACGCGGGACTAATGGTGCTTGGAAAGAGATTGAGATACCTTCTGATGAAAGCGGTACTTATGCTTTGACAGATGCCTGGGGGGCTGAAGACTGATGGTTAAGATTACTAGATTAGATGCTGTTAAAGAAGCCATTAAAGGTAAGGCAAAAAAGTATGGTAGTAGAGACAGTGTTGTGATGGGCTATAGAGGGGTTAAGTATGCACTATCTGTACACGAGAACGCGAAGGCACAGGCTAGAAGACAATTGATGCCTGCGGGAAAGAATCCCAAAGCACAGTGGAAGTTTTTGGAACAGCCTGCCAGGGAGCTTAGAGGCGAATTTATTGAGATGATAAAAATTGCCCTTAAAAATGGGGCTTCACTAAGAGCAGCTTTGATGGTAGCTGCTTATAGGCTGAAAAGAGAAAGTCAAGAACTTGTTCCAGTAAAAACAGGCAACTTGAAAGGTAGTGCTTTTGTTGAATCAGATAAAAGTCAATTGGTGTCATAAATTATGTCTGGTAGTTTAGATCATTCGCCCGCTGATATCATGCGATACCTCTTAATTGATTTAGGATTGGGAACACTTCCTACAGATGATGATGATTGGCCCATAACTGTAACCAGTGAAGTTGAGGACCCAGATAACGCAATTACTTTGTTTGATACTTCTGGCATAAAGCACGGGAGAGTTTTCAACGGAGAGATACAGGAGCATGAGGGGTTTCAAGTTCGCATAAGAGCTACTGATCATGCAGTGGGGCACGCAAAAGCTAATGACATAAAAGAGGCTTTGGATAAGTCTGTTCTTAATGAATCAGTAGCCATTGGGAGCAATACATATATCGTTTATTCCGTGAGCAGGAGAAGCGGGGTATTTTATTTAGGACAGGATGTCAGTTCAAGTAAGAGGGTTATTTTCACAATTAATGCCATAGTTTCACTAAGGCAAACAGTCTAAAAATTTTTAGGAGGAATAGAAATGGCTTTACCAAGCGCAGGAACAAGATCAACACCGGCTGGAATCATCTTAGCAGATGGTTTTAGTTCCAAAATCGTAATTACAGCAGATACTAACATTAGCTTCTGGGAAAAACAAGTAACTCCTCCCGCTGTTGATGGCGGAGATGCTGTCGAACAAACTACCATGTGGAATACTACGTGGCGGACAAAGCTACCTCGTGATTTGATTTCATTAGAGGATATTGTCACAACAGTGGCTTATGATCCAGTAGTCTATGATCAGATAGTGGCAGTAATAAACACTAATACTACAATCACTGTTACGTTCTCCGATGGAAGCACTTTGGCTTTCTTTGGTTTCCTGAAGAGATTTGAGCCTTCAGCTTTGGTTGAAGGGGAACAACCTGAAGCAACAGTCACTTTTGTAGCAACCAATATTGATCCTGCCGATACTACCGTAGAGGCTGGGCCTGTCATGACTGAAGTGGCTGGTACTTAAAATTTGTCAATCAATGAAGGAGTAAAAATGTCTGAGAATTTAGTCTTTGATCTGTTGCCTATAGAGATTAATGTTTCTATAGGTGATGATAATTATGTGTTGCGGGAATCTTCTGGAGATGCTGCTTGTCGCTATAGAAACTTGATTACGTCTTGCGCCAAAAGACAAGGCGAAGATATGGTAATCAACGGCCCTATAGCTGATGCTGAACCTTTGTGGGTTTCAATGTGTCTGTTCAAGGTTGACGCTGATGGCAATACAGCTAAGAACCATGTAAAGGTTGAGACTGTTAGATCATGGCCTGAAAGAGTGGTAAAAATTCTTGTGGCTAAACTTCAGGAAATTAGCCCTATTGATTCTGATGGCGATGAGGATGTTGCTGTTTTGGAAAAAGAGCGGGATGCTTTGACCAAGAAAATTGATGATTTGGAATCAGCAAAAAACTCGCAAAGCAATACAGCGGATGGTTAAAAGTCTCTGAGTGCCTAGGTATGCCTGTAGGAAAATGTATGAAAGAACTTTCCTACAGGCAATATCTAGTGATGACGGCTTGGTTCCGTAACAAATGGAATGAGCCTAGCCTGACAGACCAGTACCTAATGCGTATTGCTCAAAGAATACAGCAAGTTTTAGCGGATAACCCTAAAAAGATAACTATGGAAGACCAGAAAATTGACTTTGTTTTTAAAGCAAAGCCTATGGTTAATGTTTTGTCTTCAGAAGAAAAACAGAAAAGACTTGAAATCAATAAGTCCATTTGGAAGGCAGCAGTGGGGTATGGAGTAAAGAATGTCAAACGAAGCAGAAGTTGAAAGGCTGGTAGTTCGCTTTGAAGGTGACTCTAAAGGTGTAGAGAATGCTTCAAAGAAAGGGGCCAAGGCTGTTGATGACTATGCCAAAAAGGTTGAAGGCAAGCTAAGAGATGCCTCTGGTAGATTTGCTTCTGCTCAGAAAATGATGCAGAATGAGTTAGCTAAGACAGAAAGTAAATTCAAACAGCTTGGTATTCGCTTAAAATACATAGCTCCAGAGATTGATAAAATTGGTACAAAAATGAAGAGCCTAGGCAGGACTCTTTCGATGCGGGTCACTGCCCCTTTAGTGGCTTTAGGTACTGCTTCTGTTTATGCTTTTGCTAGTTTTGATAAGGCTATGACTGAGAGCCTATCAATTATGAGCGCTACTGCTGATCAAGCTGAACAGATGAAGCAAGTAGTAATGGACCTAAGCTCTTCGTCTATCCAAGGACCGACAGAACTGGCCAAATCTTACTACTTTTTAGCCTCAGCGGGATTAGATGCTGAAAAGTCCATGGCTGCCTTGCCTATTGTTGCAAAGTTCGCTACTGCCGGTGCTTTTGATATGGCAACAGCTACTGACCTATTGACTGATGCCCAGACTGCTTTGGGAATAGAGATGGACGCAAACCAAAGCAATATGAGGTTATTGGATGATAACATTGTTCTAGCCGCTAAGCAGGCTAATGCTTCTGTTCAACAGTTTGCCGAGTCGCTAACTGCTGATGCTGGTGTAGCTGCGCGCAACTTCGGTATGGAAGTCGGTACTACCATGGCTGTGCTAGGTGCTTATGCTAGCGCGGGTAAGAAAGGAGCAGAGGCTGGTAACTTATTAGGTAGAGCTACTAGATTGACAACCAAAGCCTATAGAGAACATGGAAAAGTCTTTGAAAAGTATGGTATTGAAGTAGTCAATAAAGCTACAGGCCAATATAACAATTTCATTGATATCATTGGCCAAATGGAAAAGGCTTTTGAGGGTCTTACTAAACCAGAAATAGGACAGGCTTTGGAAGATTTAGGATTTGAAGCGCTGGCACAAAAGTCTATTTTACCTTTGATCGGTATGACTGAAGCTATGAAAGGCTGGGAAGAAGCTCAGAAGAAAGCAGCTGGAACAACTGAAGGTGTTTACAACGAACAGATGAAGGCTTTCTCAAACCAGATGAAAAAGGTTTGGAATCAACTTAAAATAGTCGCTATTGGTATTGGTGAACAATTTGTTCCTGTATTAGTTTATCTTTCAGAAAAATTGGAAGCAGTGATTGAGGGTTGGAGTGGTCTTAGTTCTTCAACGAAAATGATTACAACTGCTTTTGGTGCTGTGACTGCTGTTCTAGGGCCGTTGCTTATGCTATTCGGTTCATTAGCTCAAGTTATAGCTTTTGGTATCACTGGTCTGGTGAAATACAAATCAGTCCTTTTAGCATTAAAGGTAGCTATGACCACAGCCACTGGAGCAGCAATGGCTTTGAAATTGGTGCTTGGAGGTATTACCACTGTGGCTGTAGCTGCTTTCTTTATTGGAGTCAGTAAAGCTTTGGCTAAAGTCAATGATGAATTCAATAAATCACTTTCACTTAGTTCAGCCATGCAGAGCAGCTGGGCAGAAGGAATAGTGACTAACCAGAATATGTCTGGGAATGAAAAAGTAGCTATTCTAAATAACAAAAGAAAGCAACTAATTCAAGCAGAAGAAAATGCAAGAAAAGAATATGAGAATCAGCAGTCATGGGGTAATACTATAAACTCTGTTGGTTTTGGCGCAGGGTATGCCAAAGATGCTTTAGATGCAGCAACTAAACAACGAGAGGAATTTAACGAACAATACAACTCACGTATTGCACGTATTCAGCAAGAAGCTCAAGAAAGAGACAGAAGCAAATATAACCAAGCTTCTGGAGGATTAGAAAACAATAAAGTTCCTGGGATACCTGCCAATGAAGACATGGAAAAAGCTGTTGGCCGTTATTACGATGCTTTGGATAAGGCCCTTTATAAAGGAAAAGCTGGGGGGGCCAGTCGATCAAAAGCGATTGATATGCAGTATCAATTAAATCAATTACAAGCCACTGGAGCACCAAGAGAACAAATCACTTTCCTACAAGAACAGCTGAATATCTATAAAATGCTGGTACTACAGGCTGAAAGAAAAACCAAAGCGGAAAAAGAAGCTGAGAAGGTGGCAAAAAAGCAAAAGGCTTTAGAAGATAAAGGCAAACAGCTGATAGAGCAGCATCTTACGCCTTTGGAAAAAATGGAAAAGAAAGTCAAAGAGATTCAACATCTTTGGGACGTTGGTGCTTTGCAGGGTGAAGCTGGAGAGAATACTTATAACAGAGCTATGACAGAAGCTGTAAAAGAGTATAAAGATTCTTCAACGAAGAAAGGTACTGGTGATGCAGGACCATTGACTGCTTTGAAAAGCGGGTCTTCTGAATACAGAGCAGAGCTAACTAAGTACGCTATGGGGTATGGGCCAGACAAGAGCAAACAGAGTATACAGAAGGAACAGCTAACTGAGACTAGAAATATAGTTCAGGCTGTGTTGGCAGGCAATACTAAACTTCAAGGATTTGTTGCGAACCAAGCAGAACATAACATTGATACTGCTAATATCTAAGGTATCAGATGAGCATTATAGACACACGAAGACATAATTGGTCATTATCAGTTGCGGAAGATTTCCATCGTACATACACGTTAGATAGCTTGGTCTTTACTGATGACAATGATGACGGTCCCTTGATGGTTGCTAATGCTAGCGGATTGCCTTTGGTTGGTAATTCTTTTTGGAAGCAAGGGAATGAGTGGGATGCTTATGCTATCTGTTTACCTACGATGCAAATCAGTTTGCACAACAGCCTACCTGGGGAAGCAGGTAAAGTCTGGAAAGTATCGCAAAAGTTCAGCACTAAGCTGCCAGAAGAAGATGTTGATATACAGAACCCTCTAGCAAGGCCACCTAGAGTTTCAGGCGCTAACAATGTTGAGACAATAGTTGCTAGGTTTGATAAAGATGATAACCTGATCAGGTCTTCCAGCTGGGAACCATTTGAGGGGCCTCAGACGGAATATAGACAGGCTGCTCCAACAGTTAGAATTCAACAGAACGTGGGGAGTTTGAATCTAGCTTATTGTACGGCACAAATCAACAAAGTGAACAGCTCTGCGATGTGGGGATTAGCAGCTAGGTGTATTGAACTGGTTGATTTCAATTGGGAAAAAGTTCCCTATAGAAACTACCTCTACTATTACACCAGAACATTTGATTTTGAAATACACTATAATACTGTAGATCGTTGGATACCTGACCGTGGTAAAAGAGCTAGAGGCTACAGAGATGAAGCCACAGGCGACTGGGTTGCTTTGGGAAGCACAACCGATCCTGATGACTTTAGCCAATATAGAGACAAGGACCTTAATCCAGCTATTGCTATGTTAAATGGGGATGGTTATCCAGCAAAATCAGAAGCTGAAATTTATCACTATCTAGTCCAAAAACATTACGAAACTAACTTTTTTCTACTGGGCGGGATACCAGCTTCATTCTAATAAAAATACAAGAGGAGCAAAAAATGGAAACTATTAAAGAGCAGCAATTAAAAGAAGGCGAAATTGTAGAAATCTATAAAATTGATGATAGACCTCAGTTAGTTGTTAATCATCAAGTCACATTTTTTTCAGACGATCAGGAAGTCCACGCCGTACAACATTCTTCACTAGATAGAATAGATAGTAGAGAACAGTCTTATAAGAGACGAATGAAAGCTATTGACAAATGGTCACTTTTAGATTATGGCTGGATTGATGATCCTTCTTTCATTGTAATAACAAACAACGAAAAAGACAGCCAACATATTCTTCAGATAGCTTTCGGTCCTAAAAACGAAGCAGTGTTGACAATAAATCCTGATAGTTGTCAGGTTCTAAATCCACTTCATCCAGATTCTGTGTATATACGATCTATCGTACCACTTAGTAGTTATACAATCCATGCTTTTCCTAGGTGATAACGATGGTAAAGAAATACGCTTTATCAGAAAAAGACGTTACAAAGCTAAGAAAGCTAATTGCTGCTTCTAAGCCTGTAGCCACTCCGAGTGCTTATGACAGTTCGCTGATAAATTGCACAGACATTTCTATAGCCAAAGCCACAGAAAGTATAGACGCTATTAGCGATGGTACTGTAAGTTCTGGAGTATGTAATGTTTACCGTATCCAAAATGATGAATGTGTACAACTATTTTCAGAACTCTCTCATATAGTCTATAATGTCACGAGTCAAAACATAGCAACAGACGATTTGTTTGTTATTGCTAGAGATAATTCTGGTCAATGGATTACTTTGGGCGGGGGCGGGGGCGGCGGGGACTATCAGCAAGTGTACGGCTACCTTACCGCCGACCTGGCAACTGGCGACGGTACAGGTACATGCACCCTTGACGGCGTTGTCGCCACCCACGGCGAGAGCCCCGGCAGTACGCTTTCTGACATCAAAAATAAATTTCAATTCGACTCTGACGAAGACGCACTTTGTGTTGCCCAATACTGG